CAAAAAAACAATGCTGGCACTTATGCTATTGCTGGATCTGATTATCCATTAATTACTGCTGACGTTAATCATGTAAGGTTGCATGAAGGTAGAGCTTATTACGTTTATAAGACTCATAAAGACACAGCTAGACTAGGAGTTGGAGCAAGTATTGATATTGCAATAGCATTCCCAGCTGGTGTTGAGGCTCACGCATCTGTTGATTACCAATGCGGTGGAGAGACTGAGGTTTATGTATATGAATCTCCCACTACAAGTGGTGGTACATCAATGACTTTACATAGACGCAACAGAGTAATTAACACAGATAGTCAAGGTGTTGCAGTATTAAATCCTACGGTAACCGAAATAGGCACTGAGTTTTATTCTGAACTGATTACAAGCGCAGAAGGACAGGGGAATAGAAGTGGCGCTGGTGGTCGTGGTTTAAGTTTTGAATTTATTTTAAAACCACTGACAACTTATCTATTTAGATTGACAAACGTAAACGGTAGTTCTCAAATGGCTGAGATGCGGATAGATTGGTACGAATAAAGGTAAATCATGGCTACAAAAAACGCAGCAAAACTTTCTCCAGAAGACATTCTTAAACGACACGACATAGCGCTAAGACGCAAGGATGATTTTCGTGCATTGTATGAAGACGCATACGAGTTTGCTCTTCCGCAGCGTAATCTCTATGACGGATATTATGACGGTAAAGTAGGTGGACAGAAAAAGATGGTGCGAGTATTTGACTCTACCGCTATTAACTCTGTGCAGCGTTTTGCTAACCGTATGCAGTCTGGAATATTTCCACCACAGCGCAAGTGGTGCAAGCTTGAAGCTGGTACAGACATACCACCAGATCGTAAGATGGAAGCGCAAATGGCGCTAGATGTTTACCTAGATAAGATGTTTGCTGTAATCAAGCAATCAAACTTTGATATAGCTATCGGTGAATTTTTACTAGATCTATCTGTAGGTACAGCTGTAATGATGGTGCAGTCTGGTGATGACGTTAATCAAATTAACTTTATTCCAGTGCCACAATATTTAGTCGCAATTGAAGAAGGTGCAAATGGTGCAGTCGATAACGTATATAGACGTATGCGTATCAAGGCTGAAGCAATTCAGCGTCAATGGACTGATGCAGAGATCACTGGTCAGTTAGCTAGACTAGTAGAAGAAAAACCTACTGAGGAAGTAGAGCTGGTTGAGGCAACTATCTTTGATCAAAAGCGTGGTGACTATACTTACTGCGTTATTCATAAAGAGTCTAAAACTGAAATTGTAAGTCGCAGAATTAAAGTTTCACCTTGGGTTGTATCACGTTACATGAAAGTGGCTGGTGAGATCTATGGTCGGGGGCCTGTAATCACAGCACTACCTGACATTAAAACTTTAAACAAAACAAAAGAACTATTGCTGAAGAATGCTGCACTTGCTATTTCTGGTGTCTATACTGCTGCTGATGACGGTGTCATAAACCCAGCCACAATTCGTATTGTTGCTGGTGCAATTATTCCAGTAGCTCGTAACGGTGGGCCACAAGGCGAATCATTAAAAGCATTACCTCGCTCTGGTGACTTTAATGTGTCGCAGTTAGTGATCAATGACTTGCAACAAAACATTAAACGTATATTGCTTGATGAGTCACTGCCACCAGATAACATGAGTGCAAGATCTGCTACTGAGGTAGTAGAGCGTATGAAAGAATTGTCTCAGAATCTTGGATCTGCATTTGGTCGTTTGATCAATGAGACGATGATTCCATTAGTAGAAAAGATTTTGCAGGTAATGGATGATCGTGGATTGATCGATATGCCACTGCGAGTTAATGGTTTAGAAGTGCGTGTGATGCCTACTTCACCATTAGCTATGTCGCAGAATATGGAAGAAGTGCAGAATATTATGCAGTATGCACAGATCATTTCTGGCTTTGGACAAGAGGCACAGTTTGGCTTGAAGAAAAGTGAAGCAATGGACATGATTGCTGAGAAGCTTGGTGTACCTGCAAGCTTACGCTACTCACCAGAAGAACGTGCAATGGAGATGCAGAAGGCAGCACAAATGGCACAGCAGTTTGCAGCTGCTAATCCAGAGGCTGCTGCTCAAGCAGTAGGTAAAGCTGTTCAAGGTGGGGGTATGGTTTAATGGATTACGGAGATAGACCAGACGGATCCAAGAAAGGTAGTGGATACCTTGGTGAGATCAAACGTCCAGACGGTAACGTAATGACTGAGATTAGTATTGGTGTCGGTATTAATGGCAAGGAAGTAGATATTCCATTGATCGTACCAACTTTAACCAAGAAAGAAATTAACTGGCTAAAGAATAACGATCCACAAGACAAAGCATTTATGGACAAGATGCCAAAAGGAATTATAGAAAAAGCTGTAGACCATGCGTCTCAGCGTATAAAAGAAGGTAAGTCACCGTTTGCTGATTAGGGAGAGATATGGCTGGATGGGATGATTTTGATGAACTACCTACTGACATTCGTGTTGCTACACAAATGTCTGATGATCTGGATATCTTGTGTGCCAAGGTAATGACCACCGAGGACGGACAAAAATTAATGAGGTGGCTACGGTCTACCTTGTTAGAGCAGCCTGTTGCCACACCAGACTGCGACTCCTCCTATGCTTATTATAGGGAAGGACAAAATAGTGTGGTGCGTGATATAGAGGCGAGAATAAAACGCTCTCTCAAACCAAAGGAAAACGATGGAAGACAACCAACCCAGCAGTGATGCTGGCCTATTGGATGGTGCAACCGCAACTGAAGATACCCAAGGCCAGACAAATCCAGTAGCTACATCGGTAGATCATCGAGCAGCTACACCAGAAGACGATAACACTCCACTAGAACGTCCAGACTGGTGGCCTGAAAACTTCTGGAAAAAGGACGATGCAGAGCCAGACTTAGAAGCAATAGCAAAAAGCTGGGGCGATCTCCGCAAGCAGATCTCTCAAGGTAAGCACAAACCTCCAGCCGATGGTAAATACGACACCAGCGCATTCGGCTCAATACCAGAAGACGATCCTGTAAGAAATACGGTAATGGGCTGGGCGCAGGAGTTCGGCATTAGCCAGTTGGCTTTAGATAAGCTGGTAGGGCAGGTAGTTGAGATGGGTGGCGCTCAACAGCAGCAAGTAGAATTTAATCGTGAGGCTGAACTCAAAGCATTGGGGCCAAATGCAAACGCTATGATCAAGTCAATGACTGACTGGGGTAGGGGATTGGTGGCTAAAGGTATATGGGGTGCTGACGATTTTGAGGAGTTTAAAGTTATGGGCGGGACAGCTAAAGGCATTAAAGCTTTGGCTAAGTTGCGTGAGACTTATGAAGGCACTAAGATTCCAACCAACTCAGTACCAGTCGATGGCGCTCCTAGTAAAGATGAGCTGTACCAAATGGTTAATGATCCGAAATATAAGACTGACACAGCCTACCGTCAAAAGGTAGAAAAGATGTTTGCTCAGACATTCGGTTAGAGTCTCCCCTCCTTCACGGAGTTTGCCCAGTCCATGTGCTGGGCTTTTTTTCGTTTTGCGTTTTTTGAAAAATGGTGTAAAACAGCATCAAGGCATATCAGGCTGATATCAGACTGACCCTGACCACTGCGGATGCAGACGTTTAGGCTAACGTAAAAGGCAAGCTAAGACCTCAGCAATGAGCATATCGTGGCGCAAAACAATCTTATCAAACTATTAAGGAGTACAACATGAGCGTATCATTATCAAACGCTTTCGTAACTCTGTTTGATGCAGAAGTTAAACAAGCATTCCAAGCAAAGGCTATGCTCGTTAACGCTGTGCGTCAACGCAGAGGTGTCGAAGGCTCAACAGTAAAATTTCCTAAAGTCGGTCGTGGTGTAGCTACAGCTCGCATTACGCAAAGTGATGTCACACCGATGAACGTAGGTTTCAGCACAGTAACTTGCACACTGCAAGACTGGAATGCAGCCGAGTATTCAGACATTTTCTCCCAAGCTAAAGTCAATTTTGACGAGCGTCAAGAACTTGTACAAGTTGTTGCTAATGCTATGGGTCGTAGACAAGACCAGTTAATTCTGGACGCATTAGCTTCCTCTGGTACTTCATTGACAGTTGCTAACAGTGTTGGCGGTACTACCACCAATATGAACTTAGCTAAACTGCGTGAAGCAAAGCGCTTGCTCGATAAGAATAACGTACCTGCTGAAGGTCGTAACATTTTGATTCATGCAAATGGTTTGGCTAACTTGTTGTCTGAGACAGCAGTAACTTCCTCTGACTTCAATAGCATCAAGGCACTGGTGCAAGGCGAGATCAACACATACCTAGGCTTTAACTTCATGGTATTGGGCGATCGCTCTGAAGGTGGCTTGGCTATCGATGGTTCTTTGGATCGTGTATGTTTCGCATTCCACAAAGATGCTGTAGGTTACGCTGAAGCAATTGGTATGCGCTCAGAAATTAACTACATTCCTGAGAAGACATCTTGGTTAGTAAACCAAGTTTTCAGCGCTGGCGCTGTAACAATCGATGCGGAAGGTATTGTTGCAATTACCTGCCGTGAATCCTAATAGGGGGCTAACATGGCATTTAGTGCAGATGGTTTTGTAACAGTTTCAGCTACTAAAGCTGGTAACGCACCGTCAATCTACTCGTATAAAACAGCTGATACACAGGCAACTGTGAATACCGCTGGCTACTTTAATAGCGTTTCATCGCTGTTAAAAGTTGGCGATATTATCTTTGTTTACGACAGCACTACTCCTAGCTTGGTATTGACTTACGTCAACCAAGTAACGGCAGCTGGTGTAGTTGACATTGCAGACGGTACAACTGTAAGCGCAACTGATACTGACTAATCTAGTCAGCGTCAAACACGGGGCTGCTCTTGGTTTCCAAGGGTAGCCCTTTATCACATTAAGGATCTGGACATGGCTGCTGGCGATACCAGTTTATCGATCTGCTCAGACGCACTCATAATGCTTGGCGCTCGTCCTATATCGTCATTTAATGACGGTACTGACGAGGCTAATATTGCTGATCGACTTTATCATGACATCAAAAATCAAATCTTGATGACATATCCTTGGTCGTTTAGTTTTAAAAAAGAAAAACTAGCACAGCTAGTAACTACTCCAACTAATGAATATAGGTATGAATATGCTTTGGCTGGTGATCGTTTAGGATCTCCTCGTAAGATATTTAACTCCGGCAGCATTGGCGCTTATCCAATCCAAAATTATAAAATCATGGGTGATAAGGTGCTGACAAATGAAGAAACTATTTACGCTGAATATCAATATTCAACTCCAGAATTTGCTATGCCATCGTATTTTGTGCAGCTGCTGAAATACATAATGGCTTGGCATTTTGCTTTACCTGTTACGGATCAAGTAGACAAGGCTCAATATTGGCAGAGCGTTGCTGTAGGTTCGCCAGCTGATAATGGTCGTGGTGGTTATATGCGTACATCAATCAATATTGACGGACAGAATAATCCTGTTCAGTCTATTGAAGACTACTCACTGATAGCGGTTAGATACTAATGACACGTTTCGTATCACTTCAAACAAACTTCTCTTCAGGAGAGATGGATCCACTGCTGCTGGCTCGTGTGGATCTTACTGCCTATCAGAATGCTTTGTCTGAGGCTACTAACGTAGTGATCCAGCCACAAGGTGGATTGAGACGTAGAGCAGGTTTAAAGTATTTATCTGCATTACCTAATAGCGGATCAGAATCTGCTGCTAATGGTGTTAGATGCATTGCGTTTGAGTTCTCAACTTCAGATAGTTATATGCTTGTTTTCACACATAATAGAATGTATGTGTACAGAAACAAGGTATTAATTACGAACATCAATGGAACTGGCAATAGCTATCTCAGCACATCAGCCGTAGGTTTAACTGGTGCAAGGCTGGCTAGAATTTGCTGGACTCAATCAGCTGATACTTTGATTGTAGTTCATCCATCAATCAATCCTGTAAAGATTGTGCGTGGTGCAACTAATGCTGACTGGACTGCATCAGCAATTACGTTTGATTCTATTCCTAAGTATGCATTTACTCTTAGCGTAACTAATCCAGCTGCTACGCTGACACCATCGGCTGTATCTGGAAAGATCACATTAACTGCTAGTGCATCAGTATTTACGGCTGGTAGTGTTGGACAGTACGTCAATGCTAGTCCACAAGGTAGAGCCAAGATTGTTGCCTATACATCAGGCACAGTGGTGAGCGCTATTACAGAGTTCCCATTCTTTAACTCGTCAGCTATTGCATCAGGTAGCTGGGATTATGAATCTGGCTATGAGCCTGTATGGTCAAGCACAAAAGGCTATC